TATGTATTGCCACTACCATTAACATGAATTTGGTTGCTTAATGTAAAAACAGACGATGTAGGGGCGGTATTGTTCCAAAATGTGCCGGTGCCTTCAGCATTTGTTTGATTTAAAATTAAGAATTTTGTTGCTCCTAAAGTTTGTGAATATACAAACCAGTTATAAGCTGCCGATCTGTTTTTCACAATCATTAACTCGGGCGTCAATCCCAAATTATGTGTTTGGGTTGCTCCTGTAGTTGAATTTCCCGTATAGCACACCACATCAAAGAAGCCGGGGGCGCGGCGGAAGTTTTCATAAACATATGAAAGACTTCCTTGATCAGCTGCTACTTGAAAACCAGTATTATTCCAATATCTTGCGGTTGGTGCATTAATTTCTGCCGCAGTGCTATTTGATTCGAGATATTGCGCGGAACTTGTTGTTGTTGATGAAGCGCCTCGCAGACGATCCATAAAACCCCTTGATCCGCCAGACCCCCTATCCATTGAAATTTGCAAATCAACAGGGAAGTTTGTTGTAACTGCTGTTCCAATAGCGGCTGTCACAGCATTTGGACTAAACACACTCGTCCCCGTAGTCGGCGTCTTCATCGGGCCACGGCGGATGGCGATGTAGATGAAAGTATCTGACGGACCAACAGCCGCGCTGCTTGGGGTAAACCCTGTGGCGTCTATACCAATATAGTTTTGTCCTGTCGCTTCTGCATTACTAAGATTTGCAAGCAAATACGGCTCAGTGTTTACTGTTGGATCAGCAACAATTCCACGCATAGTGTCATACAAATACCACGAACCGGCTGCGTTAGACTGTTTCATCAAAACAAATTGTGGTTCATACCCGAGAGTTATTTTACTTGTTCCAGTGAACGACCCGCAGCTAATCACATTGTCCGTGCCGGTAGCGCCAAAGCCGCCTGCATCATGGGCAAAGAGATAGGCGACGTAGGTTGCGTTTAAAATATCTGCATCGCCAGCAGGCTTAAAAGTGGTAGCGGTTGGAGTTGCTCCAAGCATATTATTAGCGGCTGATGCTGCTGTTGAATTAAGCACCAACATCCCGCTCGTTCCAATTGTCCTGTGATAAACAAACCAATCGCCTGTTGAATTTGTACGCTTAATAATAATGCAGCCAGGAACACTCCCTAAAGAATGGCTTATATTCGGCTCTGTAAAACCCGTTCCCGTATAAGTCACAACATCAAAAAACTTCGCCTGCTTGCGGAAGGTCCAGGAGGCGTAGGTAGCAGAACTAGCGTTTGTTCCACTTGCTGTTCCTAAGTTGAACCCGTTGTTGTTAAAGCTAATACCGTTAGCGCCATAATTTGATTCTGCTTCTGTTGAATTTGGAGTTATTCCCTTTCCAGCACCTCTTGCAGTATCAAACAAACGATGATCGGTGGCACTTGACCTTGATTTAACCCAAACCGCTCCACCCTTACCACTCAGATCAATCCCATTCGTGATGGTCTGCGTAGAACCATTCCCCGTATACAAATACGTCGAGAACACATCTTCGATGTAGTTGGCGGCAGTGGCAGACGCACCAAAACCGTAGCCCTTTGCAGATGCGGCGCCTTGGGTAATTACGGTTGGCATCTATAATCCTCAAGCAAACTTGGTTTGAGAAGCAAACACCGTGAAAGCGGCGCTGCCGGTCTTGATGATGGTATAGGTGTACACATCAACAGAAGACGCATTGCCCTGTGTCGGGGCAGTACCGCCCTGCCATTTCGGCGTGACCGAAGAACCATCTACCTGTACCGCGCTGTTATAGTACGCCGTGGCACCCTGGGTCACAAGAAAAGCCACCGTAACAGCCTGCCCCGTGGACATTGCTGTATTCAGCGAAGTGCCAGAAGAAGCGCGGAAGTTCACCGTCCAGTTAGCGGAAGCATTGGACGTATAGTAAATCACGCTCTGCGTGGTCACATCATAAGCAATGGTGCCAGTAGCCGCCGTGGCAGATACAGTGGCAGTCTCAGCTATATCCTGCACCACCATAGCCAGCGCGCTGCTAGACCCATTGAACGTCTGCGTGGCCGTAAACGTGGTGGCAGTACCCGGCGCAACATAATCCGTCCCAGCCGTGGCTGCGGTGAACGCAGAGGTGCCATTGCCCTTCAGCACACCCGTCAGCGTGGTGGCGCCAGAGCCGCCCTTGCTGACGCCCAGAACCCCGCTGGTATTAACCCCAGGTGCCAGATTGGATAAGTCGCGCGGGATCGTCATTGCGGAGCCTCCGGCCAGATAATATCCCAGGGGAACCCAGGCTGGAAAGGAATATCACGCAGAGCCTTGCGATATACCCCCCAGGTCAAGGCATCAGGCGGCGAGTCAGGAAGCTGCGTCCAATCGGATTCCGCCAGGAGCCTGTTGCGCTGATCCCGCACCGACCGTGCCTGCTGCTCATCCAAAGCCGTCTTGGCCTCGTCTGGCATATCTATCGCCACATAGTTGCGATACCACTTGCCATCAGACATCTGGATCACACCCTGGCGGGCGGTGAATTGATACCGAGTGGTCTGAGGCTGCGGGCCTTCAAAGATCACATCAGCCTCAAAGCTGTCCAGAAGCTCTTCCGTAAGCTGCGGCGGAAAGCTGGTGGACGGATGCAAGGCGCGGAACTCAGAGTCCGTCACCACCACACCCGCATCTCGCAATCTGATTTCCATGGCTTCCCTCTACGCTATGGCAAGGAAAATGAACGTACCACCATTGGCATTAATGGCGGCTGGCGCCGTGCTGCTGATTTCAAAACCCGCGCTGTAAGTGTCAACGTAGTCGGTGCTGGTGACTTCAGCGGCGGTGCTATTTAGGAGAAGGTAGGGATCATTGCCCGCCACAATCCCACGCGCGCTATCCCACACATACCAATCGCCTGTACTGTCGGTGCGCTTGATTAGGACAAAGCGGGCGCCTCCAGTAAAGCCGCAATTGATTTGGTTGGTGGTGCCGGTGCCAGTGTAGGAGCCGACCTTGGATACGCCTGCAACTGTGGCGAAGAGGTAGGCGACGTAATTATAAACGCCGTTTACCCGCCTGTTACTTGTATTTAACGTGTAGGTTGTGCTTGTTAAATTTGTTATATCAGTTGATGGAGCAGTTGAAGAGTCAGCAAAGGCAGCAGTGTTATTAAGATAGCCCCCAACAATAGATGGCCCGCTATTGTAATGAACAACCCAATCTTCGCCTGTAAAATTTCTTACTTTAGTAATTACTAATTGTGGCGAGGTGCCAAGGTTATGATTAACAGTAACACCAGATACACCTGTCCCCGTATAGCACACCACATCAAAGAAGCCGGGGGCGCGGCCAAAATTCCAAAATATCATACTACTTCCAGTCCAAAAGCTTGGCATTTGAAAGCCAGTGTTATCCCAAGCCCTGACTGTAGCTGTTACTGTAGATTCGGCGGCAGTGCTGGATGTTATTAAACGCTGCCCACTTTCTGTTGTTGTAGAACTAACCCCACGCAATCTGTCGTATGCCTGTACTTGCCCACTTGTCCGAAGGGCAAACATTTGCAAATCAACCGGAAAATTAGTCGTTAGCTTCGTGCCAGTAGTAGCACTTGACGCAATCGGACTAAACACACTCGTCCCCACAGTCGGCGTCTTCATCGGGCCACGGCGGATGGCGATGTAGATGTAGGGTTTATTGCTGCCTAATGAAGTTCCATTAAAACCAGTTGAATTTGAGTATACAGACCAACCAGACGTTTCAGCATCTGCAAGGTTTGGGATTAAAACGCTATTTAACGCAGATGTAACCCCAAACCCTCTCATATTATCTTGAATAAACCAGCTTTCTGCGGCGGTGCTGGCTTTTATCATTAACCATTGAGGCTCATAACCCAATGTGACGCTAAAATCATTTGATGCAGTAGTCGTGAACGACCCACAGCTAATCACGTTGTCCGTGCCGGTAGCGCCAAAGCCGCCTGCATCATGGGCAAAGATATAGGCGACGTAGGTTTTACCGTTACCATTAACCGAACCGTCATTGCCAACACTAAAAACTGAGGATGTCGGTGAGGTATCATTCCAATACGTTGAAGATGTTGAAGCGGCAATAGTATCCTGTAGCCACAAGTATTTTGTTGCACCTATAGACCTATGATAAACGGCCCAGTATTCTCCGGCTGTTGAAGTGCATTTCACAATAATACACCCAGGAACAGAACCAAGATTATGTGAAATAGTACGCCCAGAAGTACCATTCCCCGTATAAGTCACAACATCAAAAAACTTCGCCTGCTTGCGGAAGGTCCAGGAAACCATGGTTGTACCATTGCTATTTACATCACCGTATGCACCCAGAGTAAATCCAGTAGATGTAAATGCAGTCAAAGAAGTGCCAGCAACATTATTTGCGGCTGTTGAATTGGTAACAAGTTGATTCGTCGCGCCACGAGCGGTGTCAAATACAGAATTGGGTTGTGCGGCGCTTCTACCTTTTGTCCAAACCATTCCACCTTTAGTAGATAAGTCAATACCATTCGTTATGGTTTGATTAGCCCCCGTACCCGTATAAAGATACGTCGAGAACACATCTTCGATGTAGTTGGCGGCAGAGGGCGTTACACCAAGATCGGCGCTAAACATAATTCGCCCTCACAGCGTATAGTTCTGGCCGACGACACGACCAATCCAGTTGGTCCCATCCGCCGTGAAACCA